AACTTTTTTAAAATTATCAGAGCTTAATTTTTTTTATGGTCACAGCTTTTTAAAATTTGAACATTTTTTTGAATTTCCAACATTTATTTGCAAAATTGAAATTTGGACATTTATAAATGTCCATTTTGAAAGTTCTGGAAAAAGTCTTGGAAAAAAAAAAGATATAAAACAATAAATTCCCAAAGGGGCTTAAAGAAAATTTCCAAGCTTTTGGTTAAATCGTGGGTATAAATTCCCAATCCAATTCTTCACAAATTTGCTTCCATATGGTGTCCTGTTCTATCCTTTTTTCACGATCCTTTAGCATCGGGAAGTGCTCCAAATATTGGTCCTCGCCTAACAATTCGCAGAGCTTATATGCTGTGTAATAATAATTAAGAAAGTTGACCCGGTCATCTGGACAATATTTGGAGTATGGTGACTGCAGTTCAATAAAAAGGTTGCACAATGTTTCTTCTAATTCTTGAGACATGATTGGAGGTTTAATTCCTAATTTATCTTTAATAAAGGGGATATGTTCATAATATTTATTATAACCTAATTTTTTAAGAATTTCCTTAGTTTTGTTATTAGTAATTTGAGCTAATTCAATTCTCTCTTTTTTGATTTGCAATTTAATATTTTCAATAACATCATTGGGTATTTGAGTAGTTTCTTTACCTTGAAATTGTGCCAAAATTTCCTTGAAATGATTAATTCTTTTATAAGCATAAAAACAAACCTCTTTAGGTGGTTCTTTATATGATGGTTTTTCATTTTCAATTAAATAGGGTATATTTCTAAAACATTCATTGCATATTAAAATGCCTTCATCTTCGAGTGGAATTAATTCTCCTTTATGGCAAAATTGACAAATATCACTTTGACAAATAAACGAGTTTATATCAATAAAAGTATCGTCGATATTACTGAGGTATTTTTGAACAATATTATTATTTTTTAGTTGATTTAACAAATTAGAAGTCTCTTCTTTTTTAATTTTAAAAAAAGAGTTAAGTATTTTATTTTTATCAGAAATATTATTATTAGATCCTTCTGAAATATTTTTTTTATTTTCAAAATAATCAAAAATAAATTTGGAATTATCTAAAAAATATTCTTTTTTTTTGTTTTTCAAATATTTTATATTTTGAGTAATTTCATTAATTTTATCTTGATAGTCTAATTTTTGCTCAAGAGTAAACGTATTTTCGGTTGCTAATTTTTGTTTTAGTTCTTGTTTTTCCATTTGTAATTCGGGTATCGTGTTGTTTTCATCTTTAGAAAACTCATTTAAGAATTCTTTGTGTTTACCATCAAGAGTAATAGAGCTTTTTTTGTTGTATTTAATTTTTTTCACAGATTTTGGTTTAAATGTTGGCATAAGTTCTTTAATTATAAAAACGAAACTTATTTAATTATTAATAAAGTTAAAATATATTTTTAAAAAATAAAGGATTTAAATAAAATTAAATAAAAATGAAATAAAATAAAGAAATAATAATAATACTATAATCAAAAAATGGATATGCTACTTGACACAATGTTTATTAAGCGATTTTGTTTGCCGACAAATGCGAATATAGAAAAATATGAAACGGGAGAGGAAAATATTCCAGCGTGTTTGTGTGGAAATTACAACCACGCCGCGTGTGTTTTACAAGGGAAAGATCGCTAACTTGAAAAAAGGACGCATTTTAAGTTATGGAACAAATACAATAGGCGACGTTTATGGTAATGAGCCAGGTATTCACGCAGAGCATGATGCTTTGATAAAATTGAAGCCAATTAAAAATAGGAAAAAATTAGAAACAATAAATTTGTTGGTAATTAGATTATCAAGAACAAATAAACTGCAATCGAGTAAGCCTTGTAGTAATTGTATAAAAATAATGAACATAATTCCTGAGAAAAAGGGTTATAAAATTCAAAATATATATTATTCAGATAGTGAAGGAAATATAATTAAGACAACTTTAAACAATTTAGAAAAAGATGAAAAACACTATTCAAGATATTATAGAAATTCAAAACGATAATAAAGTTTAAAATAAATAATAGTTTTCTATTTTTTATTTAATGGATATTAAGATTAATTTGGATTGTTTAAAAGATTTAGAAAACAATTTTAAGATGGATGCTATTAAGTTTCAGAAAATGTTGTTATTGTATAATACAATAGAGCAAGGTTGGTCTGTAAAAAAGCGTGACAACTCATATGTTTTTACAAAAAGTTTGGAGAATAAAAAAGAAGTGTTAGATGATGCATATTTGTTGAAATTTATGAAGACGAATTTAGATTTAAATAAGCTGATAAACTAATAAATAATTATGATGTATTTATAAAATATATATAATAAAATTTAATTAAATTAATTAATTTTAATTAAATTAAATTTCAAAAAATTTTTTTCTTTAGCATTTATATAAAATGGGAGGCGGATTAATGCAACTAGTAGCTTATGGCGCACAAGATGTTTACCTTACTGGTAATCCTCAAATTACTTTCTGGAAAGTTACCTATCGTAGATATACTAACTTTGCCATCGAATCTATCGAACAAACATTTAACGGTCAAGCAGATTTTGGACGAAGAGTTCAATGTGTTATCTCCAGAAACGGAGATCTCGCTTACCGCACTTATCTCCAAGTTACTCTTCCTGAGATTAATCAACTTATGGGACTTGGAAACTACACCACTGGCCAAAATACCGGTGTTTATGCCCGTTGGTTGGATTACCCCGGTGAGCAACTTATTGCTCAAGTTGAGGTCGAGATTGGTGGTCAAAGAATTGATCGTCAATATGGTGACTGGATGCACATCTGGAACCAGCTCACTATGACCTCTGAGCAACAAAGAGGTTATTTCAAGATGATTGGTAACACCACTGCTCTTACCTTCATCACTGATCCCTCTTTCTCTGATGTTGAGTCTCCTTGCGACTCCTTGGCTCCTCGTCAAGTTTGTGCTCCTCGTAACGCTCTTCCTGAGACCACTTTGTATGTTCCTCTCCAATTCTGGTTCTGCACCAATCCTGGTCTTGCTCTTCCCCTTATTGCTCTCCAATACCACGAAGTCAAGATCAACCTTGATATCAGACCTATTGATGAGTGCTTGTGGGCTGTTACCACCTTGAACTGCAACACCAATCCTTACGGAGCTGCTGCTGGTCAATATGCTGTTGGCCGACCTGTTCCTGCCACCATAGCTTACAATCAATCTTTGGTTGCTGCCTCTTTGTATGTTGACTATGTTTTCTTGGACACTGACGAGAGACGTAGAATGGCCCAAAACCCCCATGAGTATTTGATCACTCAGCTCCAATTCACTGGTGATGAGTCTGTTGGTTCTTCCAGTAACAAGATCAAGCTTAACTTTAACCACCCCGTTAAAGAGCTTATCTGGGTTGTCCAACCTGATCAAAACGTTGATTACTGCTCTTCCTTGACTTGCGATGCTCTCCTCTTCAAGGTCCTCGGTGCTCAACCCTTCAACTACACTGATGCCATTGATGCTCTTCCCAATGCTATCCATGCTTTTGGAGGTCCTCAATCCATTGCTGCTGACTCCCGTGCTTACATTGATGCCCGAGGTTTGTTCCAAGATGCTGGTGCTCTTGACTACATTCCTGGCGCTGGCTTCACTGGTTACTGGCATGGTCCCTCCAATCCTTACAATGAGGCAAATCTCGGTGGTAATTCTATTCCCTTGAATACCACTGGTCTTCCTGCTTCCGTCATTGCCACCCTCCAGGAGTCTGGTGCTCACAAGGATAACTCTGGTGTCTCTGATGCCGGCACCTTTGTCCTCTCTGAGACCTCTTTGGACATGCATTGCTGGGGACAAAATCCCGTTGTCACCGCTAAGCTCCAACTTAACGGCCAAGATCGCTTCTCTGAGCGTGAAGGATCTTACTTCTCTTGGGTTCAACCTTACCAAGCGCACACCAGAAACCCTGATGAGGGTATTAACGTGTATTCCTTTGCGCTTAGACCTGAGGAACATCAACCCTCAGGAACGTGCAACTTCTCCAGAATTGATAACGCTACCCTCCAGCTTGTCCTCTCCAACGCTACCGTTGAGGGAACCAAGACTGCCAAGGTCCGTGTTTATGCTACCAATTACAACGTGTTGAGAATTATGAGTGGTATGGGAGGGCTCGCATATAGTAACTAAAAATCTTGTTACGATTTATCGTCACATTATCTTTTACATATTTTAATAATTAATTATTCTTTTTTAATTATTAAAGCAACAAACGAAGGATGTCCATACTATTTACACCCTTTTAAAGATATAATCAATTAATGTATTTAAGAATAATAAATACATAAATAAATATTTTAATAATAATAAAATATGAAAAACTTATTGATAACAGGAGGTTGTGGATTTATAGGTTCAAATTTTATTAATTATTTTTTTCACTTGAATAAAGATATGAACATTATAAATTATGATGCTATGTATTATTGTGCCAATGAAATGAATATAAATGAAGAAATTCGGAATTCACCAAGATATAAGTTAGTAAAAGGTAATTTGTGTTCATTTGATTTAGTTAGGTATGTATTAGAAAATAATAAAATAGATACAGTAATTCATTTTGCTGCGCAATCGCATGTTCAGAATTCTTTTGAGGATTCATTGCAATATACAAATGATAATGTAGTAGGCACTCATACTTTGTTAGAATGTTGTAGACGTTATGGAAATATTGAGCGTTTTATTCATATTTCAACAGACGAAGTTTATGGTGAGTCAATGTTAGAAGAAAATGAAGAAAAGAAGAACGAGGAGTCGATTTTGTGTCCAACAAATCCGTATGCTGCGTCAAAAGCTGCGGCCGAACTAATTGCAAAATCATATTACCATTCTTTTAAAATGCCTATTATAATTACGCGCGGCAATAATGTATATGGTCCCAATCAATATCCTGAAAAATTGATACCATTATTTATAGAATTATTAATAAATAATAAGCCAGTAACAATACAAGGAAATGGAACAAATGTGAGAGCTTTTCTGCATGTAAATGATGTATGTTCAGCGTTGAATTTGGTTTTAAAAAATGGCAAAATAGGAGAAATATATAATATTGGGAGTGATGAAAATGACGAATATACAATTCTTGATATTTCAAAACTATTAATAAAAAATATAATGAATACGGAAGAATATGATAAATGGATTATATATATTAAGGATAGACCTTTTAATGATAAACGATATTATATAAGTAATCAAAAAGTGAAGGATTTGGGATGGAAAATCGAAACAGAATTTAACGAAGGAATAATTAATTTAATAAATCATATTAAAATAAATAAAAATTAAGTATATTATAAATAAAAATAAATAAATAAAATTGAATTGAAAAACTAAGAAAATAAATAAGTATAATAATAAAATAAGATGACTGAGTTTGAACCAGAAACCATAGAATTATATTTTAAGCAAGTGTATACTTGTAAAACAAAGGAGTACCGCGTAAACTATAACTACACCTTGGCACAGCTATATGATTACATAACACCGAAAGCTTTTAGCGACGATTTTGGAATTGACCAAAATAGCTATAAAATAGAAATAGTAGAAGCAGGACAATTTGATAACGTGAATGGACGCGACGCCGAATTGGCACCGGCTTTGGACCCAAATGAAGAAATAACATTAAGAAATAAATATGGAGACAATATTAAACACAAGGCATTTTATATTAGGCCTGTTTTAATTAGTAGATCGAGAAGAAATGTTCTGCGTTTAGAAATACCAACAAACATTGACGAAGACGACAATACCCCTTTAGCGCCAAGAAGTTAAGAAAAAAAAACAGTATAATATAATTATTTATCACGATTATGTCTTTATATTTTGCACAACAATTTAGAGCAACGCGTATTTTAAATGCCGAGTTAAAAAAAATAATTAATTTATTAAATAAGCCGGTATATATTGTTTATTTTCTATATAACTTGCTACTATTCTATGCGCTCCATCAAGTAATATATAATTATTATTATTATTTATAATCCAAATTGGTTGAATATCTAATTTATTTTTAATTAGTTTTTGATAATATTCAACACTACTAATATCCTTATCTCCTCTTGGTCTATTATCTAAAGGATATGCTTTAATAGCAGATGTTTGTAATCTTTCTGGATTAAAATTATCAAGATTTTTACATTTTGATAATGGAAAAGATATTAGTTTAGAATTGAATATATGTTTCATAGTTGCTTCTTCTTTAGATTTGAATAATTTATTTGAAACCGATGTTTCAATACTATCTCGTAAAACTTGAATGTAATCCATATTATATAATATAATATGTTATTATTTTATGGTATTGTATCCTTTTTACAAGGCATTTAAAATACGCATTGCTCTAAATTAATTTTGTAAATATTTTTTTTTACAAAATTATGATGTGATATATTTATGTATTTATAAATTTATAATTTAGTTATCTTCCTCCTCCTCCTCATCAACAACATAAGCATTATTTACAAAATTTACGTTGCGACAATTAAATAGCTTATTCATATTAATAATTTCGGGTTTTTCGGTGTCAGATGTAAACAATTTAGATATTTGCGAATCATCTCTAAAACGAACCGTGTATGTTTGTTGAATATTATTTCTGCCAATGCGTCCCATACCCTGGATAATTTTTTCCTGTGTCAAATCCAAGTCCTTACTAAGATATCCATGACAGAATTGGTAATTTGTTCCATAAATATAGTCGCTGGAGGCAATAATCATATATAATTTTTGTTCATCCGCCATTTTTTTCATGATTTCAGTATACTTAATATTTTCATGATTAATAAAAACTCCTATTCCCATGAGTAACAATACTTTCCAGCTGTCGTCAATACCATTAAGAGACATAATATCGTTGACAGTATTTTCATCAATGTCGCTGGTGAATGCTTCAGTTGCATTTAATCCAATTGCCCATTTATCAATATGATGTGTTTTATTTGGAACAAAAGTTTCATTGAGCGAAGCACTTTTGATCATACTTTTTAATTTGGCCATTTCTTCTGTAATTTTTTTCATTAAATTTTTACCAGATATTTCTTCGTCTGGTTCTCTATTAAACTTTCTAATATCATTTGTCCTAACTTTTGAAACAGAACGTCCAGACCCCATCGTGTTTTTTAGCCCAGTTTCGATCTTTTCTTTTTCTACATCATAATCCGATTCTAACTCTGCCAGACGTTTATTAATGACGTTGTTATAATCTATTTTCTTCATAATGTCGTCCATAACAACAGGAGGAATGTTTGCTTGTTGTATACAAAACTTGGCAATTTTTTCAATATCATTTGAAATAAATATAGTGGGTCCATCAGTTAAGGTATATGCGTCTTTAGTGGTAACATAAACTCCAGAAGTTCCGACGGGAGGCGTTGGTCTAACAGTGATTTGTTCGCTTGCTACACGACTAATTGATGAACCGGACAAACTATTAGAAGTGTTAAATACGCTGCTAACACTTTTAGTTTTAGCGATTTTATTACCCTTAACATCAACCGTTTCATTGGAAACAATTCTGGGTTTTCTGAACGATGTAAAATACCTGTAAACTATTTGCCATTTTTCACTGTCTAAATTTTTCAACAATTGTATATAATATATTTTAATATTCGTCATACTAATATCGTGAAATGTTTCAAAATGCCTGCGCATGTCCATTTGTCTGCTGGCCATATTATTTTTTATTATATAAACGATAAAATTAACCACTTCTTTCAAGTCAAAATATCTTAGCAATGTTAAATAATTCTCGCAATGTTCGGCAATTCTTAAAATTTCGTTATAGTCTGAACTTAAATAATGCGGTAAAACAACATAGCCATCTTTATTAATTATAGGAATAGATTTTTTACAGTCGTGACTAATAATATTATGAATATTGGCAGGATTATAAATTTTTTGTCCTCTTATGTTAAATGTATGGTTAAATTTATTTATGAAGTCTGGTATGGTCTCAGTAAGCTCGTTCATTTTAGGTAATGTGGCAGACGATAAAACGATATTAGGTATTAAATTTTCAGACCAATTTTTTTTAATTGTTTCATGAAATTCGTGATTTTGATAGTCCATTGTGATAGTAGGTTCATCCCAATAGGTGATTAATTCGCGCGCATCTGTAGTGAAGGCAAGCATATAATACATGGCAGGAAGATATGATTTAATGTCGCAAATCATAATTTCGACATTATCACCAACTGTGTTATCAACTTTTCCAATTCCACCGGATCGTTTGTTTTTTGTGAAGACTTTTGCTGCGGAAAAGTGTAGACGAATATCAGCAGAACTACCGCATCCAAATGCGAAAGCTACTTTTTTATTAACGGAAATAGCTGCTCTGGCTAATGCTAACCCAACGTGTCTTGCTGCGCAAACAAATATGATTTTTTTATCTTCGGATAACCCAATAGGAGTGAGTGTTTTGCCGGTTCCAGTAGGAGCCATATATAATATTAATTTTGATCCGGTGAGCTTAGATACAGTAAATATTTCTTTTTGATGTTCGTATAAAACCATATCATTATATTTTAATAAATTTTCATTTTTTTCGATGTAGTCAACGCAGTTTTCGATGATATCAAAATTATCAATTTCATCAGACAATATATCTAATATAGAATTAGTTAGATATTCAATAAATTTATTTAATCTGTGAATGTTATTTCTAATTAATTTGTAAAGCGTAAAATAATGAAATATAAACGCTTTTTTGTCTTTTAGTCTATGCGACAACATTTTGGACATGTGCGTTAAAAGTGTGTTTTCGTAAATATCCGAATTACGAATGCTTTCTTCGTCATTTCTCTCTAATCTAATTTTGTCTGAAGAGTTTAATCTAATAATTCCATCAACTTGGATTTTTCTATAGGTTGATCTTATTGATATAAGATTATCTTCGATTTCTTTCACCTGTTCACGAAAGTATCTGTTAAACACGTATTCCTCGATTTTTTCACTGTAATCAATTTTTAAATACATAAAGAGTGATTTATTATTATTAAGTCTTATATTAACATCATGAAATCCTTTTATAATTAGGTTTATAATATCTATTTCACTTTTAGAAACAGGAACTTCGATAGAGTCCCATTCCGATTTATTTAGCTTTCTTTGTTTAAGATCCATTTTTTGGGTAGAGTATATAATTATATACCATAGTTTTTATATTCATTTTTAAATTCAATTTTTTTTAAAATTGAAATAAAATAATATAAATAAATTAATTGTATATAACATAAACTATGACGAATATTTATACTATTATTTCAATCGAGGGAAATATTGGATCAGGAAAATCAACATTGTTGGCAAATTTGCGTGAGCAATTCAAAGATAATGGTGATATAATATTTTTAAAAGAACCAGTTGACGAATGGGCAAAAATAAAAGATAATACTGGCACAACTATTCTTGAAAAATTTTACTCTGATCAAAATAAATATTCGTTTTCATTTCAAATGATGGCCTATGTGTCAAGAATAAAAGTGATTCGAGACACATTAAAAGAAAAACAAGGGAAAAATGTGGGAAGAAAGTTTATTGTAATTACAGAGCGTAGTTTGTATACGGATAAGTTGGTATTTGCTAAAATGTTATATGATAGTGGTAAAATTGAAGAGGTAAATTATCAGATATATTTGAATTGGTTTGATACATTTTCAGGTGAATTTCCGGTTCACAAAATAGTTTACGTGAATGCGTCTCCTCAAAAATGTTATGATCGAATAGCAAAGCGTTCAAGAGAAGGAGAAGCAAATATTCCCATAGAATATTTGCAAAATTGTAGCTTATATCATGATAATATGTTAAATCAACAATTAAATGATTGTGTTTGTAAAGATCAATTAATTTTAGATGGTAATATTGATATTTATGAAAATAAGGATCAAATAACTGAATGGATAAAAGAAATTAAAAATTTCATAATGTAAGTTTATATACAAATTATATAAAAATTATATAAAAATAAAATTGTATTTTATATAATAAATGTCAGAAATAGAAGATAATAAAATAATAAATATAGCAGTCAAGTGTCCTCATTGTGACTTATTTATGGTGATAGAACAATTAAATTGTAGAATTTTTCGTCATGGTATTTTGCGTTCAAATGGGAAACAAATAAATCCACATTCATCGAAAGAAATATGTGATTATTATATTGCCAATGAAAGAATTTATGGTTGTGGAAAGCCATTTAGAATAGAAAAAAACGGCGACACATATATTCCAGTAATTTGTGATTATATTTAGAGGTCCTTTTTTTATTTTTTAGCTATAATTATTTTAAAAAATAAAAAGTTATTATATATGTCAACAAAAGATGAATTAACAGCATCGCTTAGTAAATCAATGACAATAAATGATATACAAAAAGAATTAAAAGCGTCAAATATAGACTTTTCTGCTGCCAAAAAGAAATCAGATTATGTAAGTTTATATATTACAAGTGGTCTCCATAATAAAGAAGGACGATTGTCGGCAATTCCAGAAGAACGGTCATCAAGTGTAAAAGATGAAGAAACAACACAAAAACATTTGGTAGAAAAATTACCAGAAAATATACAATCTATTACCGTTTTAGAAGAACTTGTAATGTCTATTTCGATAATGGGTCACGGTTGTGAAGATTTAATGACGCCTTGGCCATCATCCAATCCAATTTCCGCATATTTCAAAAACAATGTGCGTGTTTATAGCAGGTCTTGTGTTCCAGATGTAAATGCGATTGGAAATATATTTGAGCAAGAAGACATATTAAGAGACGTTCAGCGTCGTTTTTCCGCAGTTCCTAAAGGTGAAACCGCAGCAATTGTTAGCGCATATGCTGACGAAGTAAGAGACGAATATATACGTGATATTGCTTTTGCCAAAATGAGTAAAGACCCGGTTTCTTTAACTCCGGGGTTTGATAAAGTATTTGATATTAACAATTTGTCAAGGGTTTCAGGTTTAAGCACATTTTTGTGTAATAAAAATTTTTCATTTTATATGAGTGATAAAAAAGAAAAGGTGCCAAGTTTGGTTGAACCTGCATACAAAACAATTGGAATACAAGTTACGGATATTCGTTTAAGAAAAACAGCAATGGATGGTTCTATTAGTTATGAGCAAATATTTAACCCATCTGACATAAAATATATTCGTGGTGATAGATCAGATTTTAATTTGATTTATAAAAGTGGAGTAACCCATATGCTAAAGGATATTATAGGCAGACAAGACTTGGTTAAACCAGCACTTGAGATTTTGGGTTTTGGTAAAAAAAACCGTGTTATGGATGTGTCATTAGAACAAATATATAATTTTTTCCAATTGCTTGGAATACAGTATGCAAATATAATGGATTACACATGTCGAGCTTGTTCTGTTGGTCGAATGTCGCAAGATTTAACAAATAAAATTTATAGTGTAGAGCAAAGATATTCAATAAAGCCGGTGGCATTTGGATTAAGTAAGCGTAGTAAAAAACGTAAAGTGAAAAGCAAAAGGGTTTCAAATGTAAATAATAAAATGAGACAAAGACGAACACGAAGAATGAAATATCAAAAAAATGGACAAAAATAAAAATAATATTAAATATTAAATATAAATATGGCATTTTTATATTTAATTGATTTAATCACAAGTATTTCTTTACATGTGATTGTTAAATGTAGTAGCTGGATTATATACAGTTCTGGTAATGGTTTATATTATTTATATAAGAAAATTAGACCGGGTTATCAAATTCAAGATATAAAGATTTATGATAATGATTTTGTTATCATAACACGTGAAGAATATAATAAATTATTAAAGAACCAACCCGACATAAGTGAAAATGAAACTAAAAATATAAATCAACAATAACTGGATAATGGTCTGAATTATAAGAGCCGCAAAACTCAGGATAGTTGTGATAAAAAGAAACATCAGCAATATTTTTTTGTATACCGCTTGTGACTAAAACGTGGTCAATCATTGAATAATCTTTGCTGGATTGTGTATTACAATTGTTGTCCGAGTCATACCAATCACTATATCGTTGACTTTGTTGAACATTTTCAGCGACGCTAACGAGCTCATATTTTCCAGCATAAGGTCCAAAATTGCCTTTTAATATGTTAAGAACTTGGGATGTTGGTTTGTTGCTGTTAACGTCTAAAACTGTGCCGTCAAAATCGTTAAAATCACCCAACATAATTACTTCATAATCGCGACTAATATAATCAGCAATAACGGATTGTAATACCGACGCTTGACCCTCTCTTTGAGCACATCTGGAAGCCTCAGTCGGAATAGCAATCAAGTGTGCCGATATAAAAGCAATATCCATATTATTAAAATTGAATTCGGTTATATAATGCTTGCTGACGCCAGTTGAACCGGTATCCGTATAGCCACATTTTGATCCGGGTATAGGATAATTATATTTAGCATCAGTTCTATAGAGTGTTTTTATAGGGTCAACACGTGTTAGCATTCCAACATTTTGTCCAGTGCTGGTGTCAGTGCCTTTTAATAGGTAAGGATTATAAGAATTATCTAATTGACTTTTTAATATGTTAAGTTCGTCGCAACCCTCAACTTCACATAAATTTATTATATCTGGGTTAAGGTCCTTAATAACATTGGAAACATATGTCATATGAGTATTAGCTGCGGTCTGATTATTCCAAGTGCATCCGCTGCCAGGACAATTAGCAGAACTACAATAGTCAATAAAAAGCCATTCGACATTATATTGGACAAGTCGTAGTTTATTTTTATCGGAGCGTCTGTCGCCGATAGTGGTAACTGCTGGACATTCAGTGTCAGAAGCTAAAGCAATATTTGCAAAAAAAGATAACAGTAAAAGCCACTTAAACATTCTTTATATTAGTTTTACATTAAATATATTAAAAATAAAATAAATATAAAATAGTTTAAATAAATACTATTATAATTATATATTACGAATAATGCTGCCAAAAATTAAATTAAATAATAAACAGGAAGCTGCTAAAATATTCCCAGAAATAGAATATAGATTACAGTTTGACGGCTGTAGTAAAAGGAACCCAGGATTAGCGGGTGCTGGAGCTGTTATATATCAATATAGTAAAGAAATATGGTCTGGTTGTTTATTTGTTGGCACCAATGCTACAAATAATTATGCGGAGTATTCGGGACTTATACTTGGACTGGAAAAAGCGGTTGAATTAAATATAAAGACACTACATATTGAAGGTGATAGTTTACTTGTCATTAATCAAATGATAGGTAAATATAATTGTAATTCGCCAAATTTAATTGAACTATATACTAAAGCAAAAATATTAGTGTCTAATTTTGATGAGATACGATTTTTCCATATTTTTAGAAACAAGAATGTGCGTGCAGATGAATTGTCAAATGATGCGGTTGTTAAATATCTTACTGATAACGATCTAATATTCTAATATTCTAATA